ATCAATCTTTTCTATTGTCATGGTTTACACCACCTCTCTTTGTTGATTGTCTACCAAGGTAGATCGTTTACGTCTTGTGAATTGCAATTGAAGCAAGTGCTTGAACCCTCTTCCAGGTTATGTTCGCACTCACAGCACACCGTGCCGTTCTCGATAGCCCTCTGAAGTTCAGAAGCTTTCTCTTCTGCTGCCCGATCTCTCGCCATGTCAGCAAGATCCCCCATACTACGTGTCATTATGCTTCCCCCTCAGATAGTACATTTGTTAGATATTTTCTAGCCCATTTTTTCTGTCTAACATTTCCATTTAATAAGGCATCTTCTACTGCATTTGCCATTGCATAACCTGGGATCATTCCTTTTTTCAAAAGACTAGCTAAACTATGAAGTTCCTCTAATTCCCTGGTGTGATGTCCGTAAAATAGGTTGAAATACCTTCCTTTGCTGACTGGGTTTCTACCCATTTGTTTAGCTATGTCCTGATCTTTATATATTTCATAGGATTCCTTTGCTTTCAAATGAATAGTGTCGTCAAGATGCTTTTTCAGTATCGGATGTCGTGGGTTAGCCATTATGCTTCCCCCTCTTTCTCTACCTTGACTAGATTCTTTTTGTCCTCTCTGTGTACATACAGGTTCTTCTGATTAGAATCGCCTGCTTTTGCACCTTTAACCAGATACTTTTTCTTGAAGTTATCTATACCTGTTTGCGGTATCAGCAGCTTTCCACCCTTGTTTGTGTTCTTGACTTCAACATCATTGGCTTCTTTCCCCGTGATGTAATAGTAATCTCCAAAATCACCTCTAGTTGTACGGTAGTAAACTTGTCTTTTTTTATATTTCAATTGATCGGCAGTTTCTTGTACCGTTCGCGTGATTTCGTAACCGAGTGCGAAATTCAATCCTTTAAGCTCACCTTGAATGTAGTAATAGTCGGCGTCTTTTTCTGCTTGTTCCGGCTTCTCACTCAGGCGCTTTTCTAATTCAAGTATCCTGTCTTTGATCCTGTCACTCATGCTTACGCCCCTTCCTCTGGGTCTGGGTATCTGAAGCGCATTGCATTGACTATCTCGTCATGCTTCTCCAGTAGTTCACTCATCTCGATGCCAGTACCTTCCACGGTGCAGTCGAAAGTGTAGACACCCTTGACTGAACGTGACACGTTTGTCCTGTACCGGACGGTTGGAACAACCCCTTCTGTTGATATTTCCTGGTTCTCTGTAGTTGTCATTTTTTCCCCCTTATAATTCCAACTAACTTAATTAACCGACCTGATTTAATTTGGCCAACAACCTTGATACGCCGTGTGTTCATGTTGTCAGTCATTTGAATCTTCTCCGAGCTGTCTGCGGAGCTTGTTTCCAAGAGCTGAAACTTTCTCCACGGTGCTGTCCAGATCGTTGATAGAGACAGGATCTGGATTTAAAAGTTTATAAGCGTTTATTCTTTGGTTTGCCTGGTCTCTGTATTTACGCATCAGGTTTAGTGCCTGCTCTTCAAGTTCTTTGAATTCATCGGTCACTAACCATTTTTCCCAGTTCTCAGCGTACCCATACGGCGTGATAGCACGGTCATGGAGTGCTTGATTCTGTTGTGTTAGAGAATCCTCTATCTCGTGACCAACAACATCCCATTTATGCTCGTTGTTTAAAAGCTTTGACTCTGTAGCGTATCTCAATGCGAACCGCATCATATTGATGGCAAAATATTCTTTTCTGAATTCCTCAGTTGTCATCATCCTTCACCTTCCCATTGCACAGGTGAAACTCGTGCGATTATCTGAACGTGAGAATGGACAAAGAACTGAGCCTCACATGCGATAGGCTCTTTATCTGGATGCTGTTGTCTTTGCCATTCGTATGAACTGATGATTTCTTTACCCTCTATATGGGCGCCGTTACCGTATCTGTCTAAATCGTTCTGGCATTTACGAAGCCATGTGCCAGTGTCTACGACCCTGTGGGGAAATCCACATGAAGGGCAGGCAACCGAGGTTGGTTTCGCGTAATGGATGGGGTTGGCGGTCATTATTCCACTCTCCTTAAAAACTAACTTGGCCTGAGTTTATGCTATAAATTAGTATGTGTCAACATTTATTTTGTATGATTGTTTAGCAATCTACAGTTAATTGGCTCGCTCTCTCGTCATGCTACATCAGGAACTTCGGCTCGCTCATTTACCCTGCTACATCAAAGCTTATGACTCACTCATTATGGATGCTACATCTCTCTAACTGGTTCACTCATACTTTCTGGTACATCGGGATCTCTGGCTCGCTCACGAACATTGCTACATCTCAATGGTTGGCTCACACTTTTCTCTTGTTACATCCATTTAGTCGGCTCGCTCAAATTTAATGCTACCTCAATTTCTGTGGCTCGCTTCCTCTCTGTGCTACATCGCCTTTATTGGCTCGCTCAACATGCCTGTTACATCGGTTGTCTTGGCTCGCTCTAATCAGCTGCTACATCCCGAACGTTGGCTCACTCGCTGTTTTTGCTACATCAGTGATGGTGGTTTATTTGGTGGGGAAACATACTTCTGGTGCCCACCAATAGCAATGACCCACGGCTTCCAGTCGCTGGGTAGGTCACCACTGAGAGCCTTGCCTACTTCCCAGTAGTGGGAGAGGAACAGCTTAACGGCCCATCTTTTGGCTCTCATGCGTATCTGCCCTGCTGGTAGCGTGCCTGATTCGTAGGCTTTCTTAGCTACTGTTTCTTTCTTATAGGAACCTGTACTTAGAGCCTTCTCAGCAGTCTCAGCGTATTTGCCTGACTCGTTGTTAGCTATCTCGTACTCTTTCCTCTGGGCCAGAAGGTGACCGTAGAAGTCCTTGTCAGAGTTCTGTACCTTCTCAAAGGATTCACCTATCTTAAAGCACAGCACTTTCAGCTTTGCATTAAAGGGACGCTTCTCATTCTTTTTCCATTCAGAGGTAGGGTCGTACCCTGCAAACCTCCATATACTTGCAGGGGTCTTGGCAATATCTAAGTCAATATGTGCCAGCAGTCCTGCTGTTATCACTGGGCCTATTCCATGTATAGACCTGGCCCATACTCCAAGCTCCTTGCTGTTACTGTATTCATCCAGAATCTTGAATAACTGGTTCTCAGCAAACCTAAAGTTATTCAGGTTCACCTCTAATAGTTCGGTAGATTCACCCTCTTTCTTACAGTCTCTTATCTGGCTTGCTGCTCTAATTCTGTTACCTTGCGCCATGTAGTAATTATCTACAAGGAACCTTGCTTCCTGATCAGAAGCCATTCTGGCTAGATTCCGCATGTCCTTGTCTATTGCCGTCATCTCTTCTGGATTACACGAAGGACATATCATCGTGCTAAAACAATCAGGACAGCTATCCTCTAACCCCTGTATTGATTCCAATTCAAGTTCTTCAACATTATTCATCGTGTCACCTTCTTTCTGATTTGTCGGATTAGTTTTCTCACGCTTTTAAACGAACGCTCCTCGACCAGGATCCTAGTGTGGGAGTGAGTGCCAGACACCTCGTATAGCTTTGCTTTACCCATTATTCACCCCCTTTCTGGCCTGTAGCTTTTGCTATGGCTTGAATAGCTAGACGCATGTTGTAATGCTTAACCTGCCAACCGCCCTCATCTGTCAGGTCGCATTCCTGATCTGAGTCTAGGTCGCACTTGTAATGATCATCGTTCATGATCTCAAGAAGGTCTATTAAAGTCTTTAACATCTCAGGAGCAGACGCTATGAGCCTTGCATTGGCTTCTTCTTCTCCTTCAATAGCCCGATACCATGTTGTAGCCACAGTAGGGTCTGTTCCATTTTCCAAGGATGGATTGTCTTGGTTGGGTGCATGTATATCTGATATAAACGCACCTGATTCATCCTTGATACTTGTGTCACTAATTGCCCATGATCCTTGTGTGTGTTGCATCATTTCCCCCCTTTAAAGGTATATATAATTAGCCGAAGACCTCTGAATACGAGTGTCATGTGGCGCGTCCCAAAGTTGTCCTTGTAAGGATTTAAGTGGTTGACTTTAACGACAATCATCTCTATTCCCCCTCTTTATTCAAACAATCTGCACATAGTAATCGCGGTGGGTCTGTGTCCTGTATTTCGTAATCAAGAGTGGATTCTCCACACTCATCACACTCAACAGCCTGACATTCAGGACACATATAACCATCGATTGTTACATTCAGGATTACATCGCCATTCAGGATTACTTTTCCATCTGCCCAACTGGGAATCCGGTTAACGTATAGGTCATCATCAGTCATGGTATTTTTGCCACAGTGTGTGCATAAATCTCCGATACTAATATTTGGGATGACGCTATCTTTTAACACTTGTGTGGTACACGTACCGCAGTGTTGCTGTAGTTCTTCACTCATTACTTTCCCCCTTGTATACTGTTAACTTTTTCTAGGTTTCTAGTTATATTCTCTTTGTGGTTCTCGATAGTCGGCGGGATCTGCGTAATTCGCTATCCCTGCGCCCGAATCCGCGTTTGCATTCATGGCATAGGCCCGAACGCTTCGGCGTGTGGTTTATGTCGCATATATCGCACATGTTTTACTCTCCCTGTTTCCTTGTTTGGTTTTAGAACTAGAAGCCCCAATTTGTAGCATTTTGAGCTTTTATCTTTTGTCGTTTTGTAAATGGTTTAACTTTTCCATTTAATACATACCAGTCAAAAACAGAATCATCAGGCGTATGTACACTCAGTCTTTTTTGGATAGTTACCGTTAAACCAAATACAGGAAAAAAAGTTATGTAATGGTTTGGGTATTTTTTGCTGTATCTGATGGCGGCTTTTTTTATTGTTGTTTCAGTCTTTGCTTCTTCATCAGTAAGATAGGTTAGTGCCATGTTTTACTCTCCCAAATTTGGTTATTTCTAATTTGTTTCGTGATCAGCGACGGTTTCAGCACGATCCCCATTTTCGTCATACCATTCCCACCATTCCCCATCCTCAAATTCTTGAATTCCCGTCATTGTTGTTCCTGTAATTTTCTTGATGATTTCAACGCCCTCAATGGCATCCTCAATGCTGATTTCAATGGTGCAACGCCCATCACCCATTTGAGTATATTTGTGGAGTTTTGAAATCCAGAGTTCTGTTGAGGTTATTGGTGTATCCCCATAGAAAATATCATCGGGACCGAAAGCATTTAGCCAAAGTCTATATTCAGTTTTTTCTTGTACCATCTTTTATTCCTCCCCTTTTAATGTTTTTAAAAGTGTCTTGTATGCTTTTATATCTCTTGTTTTTTCTATTCGTTCCTGTGGGAGTATCCAACGTAAATCAATGATCAAATCGTAGTTAAGATCTTCAATTCGCTTTTCAATATGGTTTATATATAGCTCTTGCCAATCGTTAACCGTTAACTTGTTATAGTCTTGCAGTGCATCTTCTGGACGATCATGAAATAAATCATTTTTCCAAAAGTTCCACATATCATTTTTAAATTCATTAAATGAATCAACCATGATTTATTCCTTTACGCGTGATCTGGTATACGCGCCCCACCGATTGATTAACTTTTAATGTCTATATTCCAGAAATTGATCCATTGCTTAACAATCAAACTTATTTCACCCGACATGGACAACTCACAATGAGCCGTATCTAGCACGTAGTTTTTACATTCATCATTTAATCCATGCTCTAAAAATACGTTGCAATTACCGCAATGATCAGGTGAATCGGGTGAAATTTCACTAATACGTGTTTTCTGTGGATAGTTATTTGAATCGTTGTAATCCATAAGCTGGGATCTATGCATCAGATCGGAATTATTTTTCATTTCAATTTGGTCAAGTTCATCCAGTTGTTTTATTATTTCTAGACCGCATTTCTCACAGTATCGATCAGCCTGATAGTCATAACAGAATTGCATTTTCCAATCTCCCTATTTCGATTAATTAACTTAGGTTTTCAATGGCGGATAGTACGATCTGGAAAACTTCATCGCGTTCCATGTACTGTGCGCCCATTAGAATAGCGTCGAGAGTTTCGGGGTTAAATTCCTGTATATGATCGTCGGCGTATACCTTGCGGTAGCCGTGAGACTGCACCCAGTGAAGAAGCCTTGAGGTGGTGATATCTACGCCGTCGTGCATGATGCTTCTGGCGTTATCTACATCGTCGGAGTCGGCGAGAGCTTCAAGGGCGTCAACCACAAATTGATACTTGTAATCGTCGGGGAGCATGGTGAAGTAATCGCCGTTGTCGTGTGCTTCCCTGACTATCTCAACGACCCATTCAGGGGCGTCATCCTTGCGGATGTAGAAATAACCGTCAGGCATTCGGGAAGCGTCGCATTTCTTTATTGAGAAACTGTTAACGCCTGTCTGTGCTATGGTTTGAACAGTCATATTAGTACTCCCATACTTTTATGATTAGGGCCTATGCGCCAACATAGGCCCGATTAAATTAACTTAATTGATCAATTTTGCTTAGGATCTTTTGTACTTGTTGGGCACTTAAATGGCCGATAACGTCGCTAGTGATGGGTGTATCATATGTGATGACATCACCATACAAAACGGCTAACTCCCACTTATGGCCTTTACTGCCATATGATCCCTCATGGCATATAACCGACGCGCCATAGTTATTTTCAAACCTATATACGCGTTGGATCCCGCCTAGTAATTCATGTTCCTCTGCTGGTGTATATGAAACTGTCATATCTAAACTCCCTATTTGAATCTAAAAACTAACTTGTGGGAATTGTATCATAGTCTTTTGGTATATGTCAACAATAAAGTAGCATGAATTGCATGGTATTTATAAATCAGTCATAAATTGATAAAATCCATGCATGAAAAAAGACGAACTAACAGAAAAGCAGCAAGTGTTTGTTAAGGAATATGTTAACAATGGCGGAAATGGCAGTCAGGCGTACATAGCGGCTGGATATAGCGCAAGTAGCGACAATGTTGTTAATGCTGCTGCGTCGAGGATGTTAAGACTTAACAAGATCTCAACACAAATTGCACGATTACAGACGCAAGCCCTGGTTAAAAAGCAGAAACAAGCCGACAAACTAGAGGTAACGCAGGACTGGTTGATCACGCAGCTAGCGCAAACTGTTAGCGATGCAAGAGCGGCGAATCAGCATTCAACAGCTATGCAATCTATCGTTCATATCGGCAAGCTCTTAGGCCTATATGTCGACAAACGTGAAATAAGCGCATCGCTATCAGTAGACAGCACACTCACACAACTGGACACCGCACACTTGCTGCAGGCATTGAAGGAAGCACGACCTGCACAGTCTGGGGACACCATCGACGCCGACTATAGAGAAATTTCTTAACAACAATTATTCCTAGCAGCAGCGGCGGCGGCTGCGAGCGGCGGCATGGCGGGAACATTGCACTAGCCTACTCGAAAGTTTTTTGGGAGTCCCTTATTTTTGCACTAGCATAGTCACCCGCGACCGCACCGGCGGGGATGAGGGGGGGAGATACAATTCGCGCCCAAAAATCCCAGCATTTCGCATCCTTTCCTTAGATGCTTGGAGTCCCTGTGGGGATCTGGGTTGTTGTTGTTGTGCAAGGTACCGTTACAATGACGGTTTAGGCATAACGGTAATAACGCTTTAGCTACGAATGCGTTAAAACCGTTATAGCTAATAACGCTAATAACGGTTTGTGACTAAGCGTTATATGCTTTACGAGTACTCTTATAGGGTCGTTATTATATATATCTAAAGATATAATAACGGTCTTTCTTTCTTTTGGTTCTTTTCTTTCTTTCGGGGGTGTCAGGGATGAGAAATTTGCCATGACAACATCAATGCCCGCCCATAACTGCAAAGCACACTGAGGGGAAAATTTGTTATTTATATATGAGATGGGGTATTTTAATATAGAAGGCGCGGGTATTCGGTTTTCACCCCTCCTTGTTTGGAACTAACTTAACCGATACCGGGTACAACAAATCCGCGTCTTCTCATTCAGGAGTTTCATATGCCTAAAGGTGTTGGATACGGGAAAAAGAAAAAGTTAAAGCCTAAAAAAAGGCGTAGATAGTGGCGACGGCCAGTCTGCCTGAAAAGCACAGGGAAGAGGCTGTACGGAGGATAGAGA